CACCCGGACCGGTAGGACCAGTTGGGCCGGTAAGACCCTGCACACCCTGCGGACCAGTAGGACCAGTTGGTCCCGTACCACCAGAAGGACCAGTCGGACCAGTTGGACCCACCGGACCCTGCGGAACCGTGAAGTTAAAGATTGCCGCCGTGGAGGTACCGGAGTTCGTAACCGATGCCGACGAGCCGGACGGGCCAGTCGTGGTAGTACCAACTGTAATTGTTCCAGAAGGACCTGTAGCACCGGACGGACCAGTCGGACCAGTCGGTCCCGTAGGACCGGCAACACCAGCAGGACCCGTAGGACCGGTCGGACCCGCTGAACCACTAGGACCCGGAGGGCCTGTCAAACCCGTAGGACCGGTCGGCCCCGGAGGACCAGCAACTGTTGAAGCAGGACCAGTCGGACCAGTAGGACCGGTCGGACCCGTTGTACCAGCCGGACCCGGAGGGCCAGCCACCGTAGAAGCAGGGCCGGTAGGACCAGTAGGACCGGTCGGCCCCGCAGGGCCAGTAGGACCCGTAGGTCCGGTCGGAATAGTGAAGTTAAAGACTGCGGCAGCGGTAGTGCCCGAGTTCGTAACAGAAGCCGAACCACCAGCAGGGCTAGTCGTCGTAGTGCCTACCGTAAGCGTAGCGGCAGAACCAGTTGGACCAGTCGGACCGGTAGGGCCAGTCGGCCCCGGAGGACCCGGCACAGTAGAGGCAGCGCCCGTAGGTCCGGTAGGACCAGTCAAACCAATCGGACCAGTAGGACCGGTAGGACCAGTCGGGCCAGTCGGACCCGTGGGAATAGTGAAGTTGAAGACCGCAGCCGACGAGGTACCAGAGTTTGTAACGCTGGCTGAGCCGCCCGCAGGGCTTGTCGTGGTCGTGCCTACGTTAAGAGTTGCCGCTGTACCAGTCGGTCCCGTAGGACCCGTGGGGCCTGTCAAACCAGTAGGACCAGTCGGCCCAATCGGACCAGTCGGGCCAGTTGGACCCGTGGGGCCAGTCGGCCCTACAAGGTTGGTGGCATTAACAATATCCGTACCGTTACAAACAAGGATGATCTTGATACCGGAAGCAACCGACACGCCCGTCTGGCCCGTAACCCGGAACGTGACGGCAAAACCACCCGTCGTATTGTTATAGACGAAGTAGAGTTTCCGGTTATTAGGTACCTCGACGATACGCGCTGCCGTCAGGGTGCCGGTCAATTCGATGTACATGTTACGGGCCACGCCCGTAGCACCGTTCGGAATGGTCAGAACAGTCGGGGAAACGGTGTCTGCAACGGCTTGGGTGACGTACCCGGCAATCGACTGCTCAAGCAGGGTGCCAAGGTTGGTGTTGGTCGTGACGCCCCAAGTGCCGGACTGCTCGCCCGTACCGATCAGTTCAAGACCAAGGTTAGAACTGTAAGTAGTCATTTCGTACCCCTGAAAACGGCTTAGCCGTCCGGATCTAAGTTAGTCCAAGTTGTCGTCTGAGAGTCGTCTACGGGAGTCCAGCCACCACCTTGTGTGTCATCCACAGCAGCCCAAGCCGTAGCCGGGGCAGCGCCAACCGGGGACCAGACCCCGGTCTGGGAATCATCCACAGATTGCCATACTGACCCTTGGCTGTCATCAACTGGATTCCATAGGTAAGCCCCGTAACTAAAGTCGGCAACGGTAGCCGAGTCCGAAAACGACGCTAGGAAAACAGCCGAAGCGGAGAAGGCATCGTAGACATATACCCCTCCGGTAAATTGCGCGTTGAAAATGCCCTGCGAGAGGAGCGAATCAGCAGCCGTACCGGCCTCGACGACCTGTACAGCAAAACCTTGTTTGGCAGAAACAGCATCCGATATGGCAGCGGCGTCACTAAACGCCGACGAGAACACACCACTAGCCGCAGTCGAGTCCTGCCCCGTAGCAGTCTCAGCGATGGATGAGACAAACGCCTGATTAGCGTTGACGGCATCAGAAGCAAGAATGGCTTCGGTAATCGCCGTAGCAAACGTCTGGGCGGCACTCATCACGTCGGTGCCTACACCAGATTCGGCCACGTTCACATCGAAGTTGACCAGCGAACTTACTACATCGGATACCGACGCAGAATCACTTATGGATGCGACAACTACATGCTGAGAAGCAATCAGGTCCGACCCAGTTACGGTATCGGTAATAGACGAATTGAAGATGCTATTGGCTGTAGCGGTAGCCTCGCTCCCAGTCGCCGTTTCGGAGACCGAAACGTTCCATATCAGCCCGAGTAACGAGCTAAACGGAGTTGACGATATGGGAGCAAGGCCGAGCATTTAACTACTTGACAGCCTGCAAGTTCGGTCCCTGCGGCTGACCCTGCTGCGGCAACTGGGCCTGAGCCTGCTGCTGAAGCTTGGCAAAAAGCTGCGCCACCTGCTCAAACGGCTGCTTGGCAAGCGCCATAAAAATGACGTTAGCCTCTTCAACCGACAGATCATCAAACTTAATTTTACCGTTCATGTTCACTCCTCTTTGCTTGTTAACAACGTATTTATCAAGTTCTGGGTTAGCCATATATCAACTCATTTATGGGGCGCTATCTACTTCAAAATCGATAGTAGCGCTATCTAAAACAGCCCCGCTAGAAGCGAGTCTAATCTCAACCAAAAGACTGTGAGTTTCATAATTATTTGTAACGGTAAGAGTCCAGTCTCTTGTAGTAGACAGACTTAACCAACCACTACCGGGAGTGGTAAAAGTACCACCTCCGCCTAAATCAGTTCCTCTAACTTCAAACAAAGACACGCTGCCGCTTACAAGCCATTGTCCGCTAATAGACACCAGCCCAGCACCTTGCTGTCTTGACGCTTGTCCACTATTTGCAAGGCGATACGTGGCAGAAGCTGTTCCGCCAATACCTGCTTTAGTCAGATTGATACAGCTTTGATCAGTAATATTTACCGACGCTGGGGAGTTAAGCTGCGTGCCGTAGAAATCGCTGAACGCAATCGTGCCGGACGGAAACGTAAACGGCCCAGCACTACTCGTATAATAAGTAGTACCTCGATACGAGTTCAGATCATTGCCGCGACCAAACTCGGCATTGATATCCGACATAGCCAGCGTACCTGACGACGGAAGCGGCACTGCCTACCTCTTAAATTACGGCGCTGGGGTTGGACCCGGCGGAGGGGCAGGGGGACTCCACGGGAACTGACTCGTCGGCGTAACAGGATCTTTCTTAAGCGCAATCTGTTCAGCGATAACGCCCTGCACATGATCCCAGTACGAGCCGACTACAACCGCCTGAATCCAGCCAAGGACCTGCGCCTCGGTCAACTGGTCATACGGAGTGAAATCAGGTTGGCTCGGGTCCGGCGCAAACGGAGTCGCACCACTGAACGTGCCGGTGTTACCCGACTCGTCCGTACCAACGCAGTTCCAACGAGACTGCACAACGTAATCCTGAAGCTGCCCAACCGTGGTCAGTGCAAGCTCCGTGATCGCCCAAGTGTATGTAATAGCCATTGTTTACTCCTAGTCAGCAAGCCGCTGACTGATGATTTCCTGAAACGTATTGATCAAACTCTGTGGTACCGCAGACTCTAGCCAGCTAATCACTACAGCGTCGTCAATCTGATCGTACGGAATGTACGAGTCTTTATTAAAGACCGCCGGAATGGTTATCGTCTTACTGGAAGCTTTATCTTCAATCGTAATGGGCTTGAGTTCAAACGGAACTGTGCCCTGACATACCGCAGTCTTCCCATTATCGTTAGTGCCGACATAATCAAAATGCACGTGCGAAATAATGTCCGGTAGACCGTATACCGTCGTACGGTTAAGCAGCCTAATCTTCCACGAGTATGTAATAGCCATCAGTGCAACTTCCGCTTCAGGTCTTCTATTTCAGCCTTCAGTTCTTTGATCGCCTCAATGAAGAGGCCCGCCATGTTGCCATACTGTACGCCGTACTCGTCAACGTCCTTAGCGTAGGTCACGACTTCTGGCAGGACCTCGTTGATCTCCTGAGCAATCACACCGATCTGGCGCTTGTTCGGATCAACCTTCTCGTCGTTGGTCTCGATACGGTTGTAGTAAACACCGCGCAACTTCAAAACGGTATCAAGAGCATTGTCCACGGTAACAATGTTGGTCTTCTTGCGAACGTCAGAGTACGCAACGACGTTGCCGGTCGAGTAGATACCGCCATCGACGTACATCGCATAGGAACTGCTGGTTGATGAAGTTCTAACGCCTAAGCAAGCGTTACCGGCAAGCCAGTAGTAGATCCAGTAGCTGTAGTTATAAAGGCCACCGTTACCCCCGCTATCCCACATTGCAGTCGCACGGGAAGAGCTATATGAGTACTGAATACCAACGTAACTACTTTGCGGGTTTACGCCGCATCGGAAGTTACCGTATGTATCGGGGTTTTTGTAGAAGTAGTAAGAGTAGTCCTGCCAATAAACGCCAGATGTACCTTGAGGACGGAACCAGTCGTTAGCGAGAACGTACGAAAGCTGTGAAGTTCCGTTTGGGTTTACGTAGTAACCGGTGTCGTTGTAGTCGTAAAAAATCGGAGATCGGATGTCGCTAAATCCGTAAGTACGATCCGTCTGAAGTTGATTAAGGTTGCTTGTGCTGTGCGGGTCTACGTAATAACCGGTGTTGTTACTGTCGTAGAAAATGGGGGCACGAACACTTGCGTTACCATAAAGAATTTCACCGATAAGAGCTTCATAGCTAGTACCGGGGTTATTCAGTATTGATATACGCCCAGACGATTCAATACCAATTTGGCTAGCAACAACACCGCCCCAATGGAAACCTAGACGGGGTGGAAGATACGAAGAGCTACCGCCAAAGTTAGATTCACGAAGCTCAATCGCAGCAACAGAGTAGGATGTACTGCTGTTATTGTTAGACGCAAACTCCGCGTTGCTAAGGCAAGAATTGAAATTAATTCGGTTTGCGTTGCTGGTGCTAGCCGGGTCAAAGTAGTAATTGGTGTCGTTCCAATCGTAGAAAAGCGTTCCGCGAACGTCAGACGTAGTACGAAGACTACCGCCGCCCCACGCGCCATAAAATCCACCGTTCTCAAGAATTAGCATACCGTGCGAAGCAAGGTTACTTGCCGCACCACCAGCACTCGGATAGGACCAAGCGATACCGTAAAGGTTGCCGGTACTGGTACCGTCAATAGCTAACTTATAGGCATCGCCCATCGCAAACACGGCTTGGAATCTAGTAGATGCGTATGTACCAACAATGCCAGCACCGTAATCGTTGAAGATCAGGTTGCCACGCAGACGACCGGACGTAGTGCTGTTCAGATCGAGGTAGTAAGTAGTGTCGTTGCTGTCGTAGAAGACGGGGGCGCGGGAGGATCCGTTTGCTTGAAAATTTCCGCTCGTGTCAATCCATCCATTATTGGCATTCCATGGACCAAATGTGACGCCGTTTGCGCCACTAAGATTGATTGATCCAGCAGAAGTGCTTTGTAAACTACCGCCTTGCCACGTAGTCGGGAATGCGTGAATAGTTTGATTGTTGCTTCCAGCTTGGTAAAAGCGAATTACGCCATAGTCGCCAGAGCCGCCGCCATGATAGATAAACGAACCGGTATTACTTCCACTGTTACCATATATTAAGTTACCTGCCGCGCTTAACGACGTTCCGGAACTATTTGGGTCTAAGTAATAAGCGGTGTTGTTACTGTCATAGAAGATGGGGGCGCGGAAAGATCCGTCTGCCGTGGAGTAACCACGAATGTAGACAAAATCCCCTGACTCGCCCAAATACATAGTCTGGGCACCGGTCTGGCTGTACCAATGCTGTGATTGGAGAACGTAGAATGAACAGTCCCACCGAGGAGCATTAGTGGACGTATAGGTTGTCCACCAATAGTATCCCCTCGTCAAATTTAGGTTTGTTGTACTAGCCGGGTCTACGTAATAGGCGGTGTTGTCGCTGTCGTAGTAAATCGGTGTACGGACACTACCGTTAAATACCGCAGCGCCGTCAGTCGAACGAATTTCTGCAACGACAGAAGGTTGCCCGCTTGATGAGCCAGATTCCCACGTCCAGCCGTAACCTGAGGCGCTTTCAATAAAACTTCTTAAAGCCCAACTCGTTACAAGAGTTCCAGAAGGAGCAGTAATATTCCCCGTTGCTCCACAGCCTGTAGCCCCCGCAGGACTCATGTATTCAGCCCACGCGGTATAACTCGGTGAATACCAACTTATTCCAGTATCAGCACCGTTTGCTCTTCTAAAGAACGTTCTATAAATATACGTTGAGTTTAGAACGCTTGTGCTAGCCGGATCAGTGTAAAAGGCGGTGTTGTCCAAATCATAGAAAATTGGCGCACGAAGGCTACTGCTATGAGACAGCAGACTAGAGTTAATGTTTACCCATGTAGCACTACTACCGTTATCCCTTAAATAGTAGTTCGATGCATTCATGTAGATTGAGGCGTCATTCCCCAACCAAAACTTAGTTGCGCCGCTTGGATCACGGAATTCTGTCCAAGTCCCGCCTTTACTAATAACGGCTGTCGAACCGAGATTCAGAATGTTGTTAGTGACATTTAACGCGTTTGCTGTCAGCGTCGAACCATCAAACGTCAGGTTGGCCGAACCCGCAGCGACACCGCCGTTGTTATAAATGACTTGACCGCTGGAGCCAGCAATCGGCCCCGGAGGACCGGTAGGGCCAGTAGGACCCGTAGGACCAGTCGAGCCAGTAGGACCAATAGGACCAGTGGGACCAGTAGGACCCGGACTACCGGTTGGACCCGTAGGGCCAGTCGGACCAACAGAACCCGGAGGGCCAGTAGGACCGGTAGGACCCGTTCCACCAGTCGGACCCGTGGGGCCAGTCGGGATCGTGAAATTGAAGACAGCAGCAGATGACGTGCCGGAGTTAGTAACCGACGCAGAGCCGCCAGCAGGACTCGTTGTAGTCGTACCAACAGCAATCGTTGCAGCAGAACCCGTGGGGCCAGTCGGACCAGTCGGACCTGTAGCACCAGTCGGGCCAATCGGACCTGTCGGACCAGTGGGACCAGTCGGACCCGGAGGACCAATAGGACCGGTCGGACCCGTAGGACCAGACACGCCAGCCGCCCAAACACCGTCACCGCGCCAGAACGTAGAGGCCGAAGCACTCGTACCGCTATTGAGATTGGTAACAGGTAAGTTACCCGTCACGCCCGTGGTAAGCGGCAATCCTGTCGCATTCGTCAACGTAACGGCGCTAGGCGTACCAAGATTGGGCGTAGTAAGAGTCGGGCTGTTGGAGAGAACAACATCACCGGAACCCGTTGAAGTCGTAACACCCGTACCGCCATTCGCCACCGCAACCGGGGTCGTGAGGCTAAATTGTGTCCCACTAAGTGTGAGGCCGGTACCTGCCGAGTAGATCTGGGCAGATGAGACCTGAGCAAACGTGATTGCCGTCGTGCCAAACGTGATGACGCCAGCAGTGTTACAGACGTACGTTTCACCTGCACCGGTATTACCCGATGTGATGAAGAACGCGTCACCATTACCAAGAGAAGTAGGACTCTTCAGCCCATAAGTATCTGCGTCAGTAGCACGAGTCAGAACCCAAGCAACTGATCCGCTACCAACGGTCGTGACGGTATAAACACCGTTCTCAAACGCATTGGTCTGGTTGTAGATGAGGATTCTGTCGCCGGGCGCAGCAGTAGGGCCGTCCGGAGCAAACGCAGCAAGCGTACCGTTATTAGTCAGCGTAGCGCCGACACCCACACCCGGACCACCCGGTTGGTTATAGATAGCGACAAGGTTGCCCGTGCTATTTGGAACCTCGTACTTGACCGGGCTGTGGTACGTAATACCCGATGAGACGAGGTTATCTACGTAAGTCTTATTGGCGATGTCATTGCCTGACGCCGGAGTCGTAGTGACCGTACCCGCCGTGAGAGTCGCCGTACTTATCGTAGCCGTCGTGAACGTAGCGGTCGTAGGAGTGACAGCACCAATGATGCTGTTCTCAATCGCGTAGCCCGTTAGATTGCCAGAAGTATCCTTGTAGACCGCCTTGCCTGCCGGGTAGTCAGCGAAGACAGACTTTGTTCCAGCGGATAAAGGAACGATCAAACCTCCGTTAGAGGAGGCCAGAATCGTGCTACGGGTTAGCGTAAGTCCCGAAGCAGAATACGTACCAATACCGACTTCCCACTCATTCGCAGTCTGGTGGGCAATCGTGTAGTACGTCGTGTTCCCGTCGCCAATAGCCGCAAACGACTGATAGCCCGTCTGCGCCCCGTTAAGGGTGATCGTGCTAGTGCCAGTGGTAGTCGTCGTCTCATTGACGCGATCAGCAAGAACTAGAGCCATTTCAGGCCCCCATCAGTTGATCTTCCGTAAACCAGCGCTGTTGAGCATTGCCTTCGGCATCGACCCATTCAACGAGATAGTAGACAACCCCGTCCTCGGTCATACGCATAGCAACGACCGGACCTTCCGGTACAACAGCCTTGACGCGAACCTTATCGCCTTTCTTGAACATAAATTACTCCTTAAGCGGCATCGAGGCTGAACGTGTAGGTCACGTTGAGCGTATCGCCCGAAGACACGTTGCGGTCTCCCGGCGACTGGAAGTCAGAAGCCGAGAAAAGAATACCAAGCGAACCGCCCTTGACGTTGTTGCTGATCAGGAACGCGCCACCCACTGTATTCGTCGAGTTGATGTTGAACTGGGCGGGAGACAGCGAGTTCGTGATGACAGACGGGTCAGCATTCGTCGCACCGCCAAACACACAAGCCGGACGGGTCGCATTGCTGTACGGGGTGATCTCAGTCCAGCCTGCATGAAGCGCAGCCGTATCACTTGCCGCCGGGGTGTTCGACGCAGCAGCGCCATAGAGACCGATGTACCACGTGGCGCTATAAGTGACGCCCGTGAAGTACTTGTCGTTCATGTCCTGAAGACCAACGTTCACCACGAGGTTCTTGGACTCAGCCGCCCACTTCAGGTTGCCGTCCTTATCGCGGCACTCTATGCGGTACACACCACCTGCACGAGCATGTTCGTCAGAACCGAGCAGGCGCTCAAGCGCCGCGCCCACTGCGTCTGCCGACTTGGCCTTTTCGTTAAACATCTCAGTAACTCCTTAAGTAAATCGAAGCAGCGCAGAACTGGAAGAATTGGTCGGCATTTGCACCGTGAAGGTGTTCGTAGCAGTCTTGTCCGCGCCAAAACTCAGGACCGCTATAGACTTGTTGCTCTTACTGGCGTTGTAGATCAGCCCACCTGCCGTCGTGAACGACGCCGGGGTCCACACAGCGTTGTTGAAATCTACGTAGACCACGCTATCTGCGGTGTTGATGGTTGTGCCCGTCAGCACGATGCCCCCAGCAGAGTAGCCCGTCCCGACCACTTCGTTAGTGGCGGAGTAAACCGTAGTGCTCTCGCTGAGGTCCGCAGTGCTGTAGTACAAAGCAAGCTTCAACGTATCCGTCAAAAGGTTGTGAACCCCTTGCAGGATCTCGGCTTTGAAACTCAGAGTTTGAGTCTGATAGATCATGACGTGACCGGCACCCTAACCTGACCTGAGCGGTACGCATCGCGACGGTTGAGACCGTCACCCATACGCATGAGCAACTGCATCGCTTCCTGATACTTCTGCTCGTAATACGCCATCATGTCTTGCTCACCCTTCAAGTAGGTGTATGCCTCACGCAGCGAACCATAGAGCAGTACCGTTTCAAAGTTGTCACCCACCCATGACGTGCCAGCCGTAACGATGGATTCTGGGTAGTAGTAATAGTGCATCTCGACTTGATAGTTGCTATCCGGGGTCGGCCCCAAAATGAACGTGTTCTTGTCGAAGATGGCGTAGTACTTAGGCACGCCAGTATCGTCCGGGTCAGGATATGACTGACGGATAAAGTTCACATCCTTATCCAGCAGAAACTCCTGAGCATTCGTCGTCGGGTTGATCACTGACAACGAGAAAGTAGCCAGCCAATCTGCTGGCATAGTCAGGTACTTGTTGTTAGGAGTCAGGGTACCGATCTGATTGCGACGGATCGCAGGGATCTGCACCGAGTTATAAATACGCTCCTCAGCAAGTTGTACAAACGTAGGAATGTTCGCTACGAACGACGTTTCCGTCGATTCGCAGTACTGTTGTATCAACGTAGTGAGAGTTGCGTAGTTCATAACTTAGCGGATTAACGCTCTTTGCCCTGACGCGTCAGCACGCCAGCCAAACCGCCCTTATCGAGGTTGACTTCAGCGATGAACTTGCGACCCTTGGTGGCAGCGCCGTAGCCCTGCATATCCATGTGGGTGACGCCACGGTTCACATCCTTCTCAGGATAGCCGTTCTCGCCCGTAGGAGCGTTATTTGGCTCAGGCTGCTTGTACTTGCCGATGGGGTTCATGTCCCAATCGAAGAACTTGAAATCAGGCTTACCCATGTTGATTACCTCGGGCCAGAAGACTTACGCATCGGGCTGCGCTGGTTCATCACCTTCGCCATGTTCCGACCGTACTTCTTCATCTCAACGTTGGTTTTACCGCCCGCACGAAAGCCTTTAGCGTTCTTGCCGTGAGCCTTGTTCGCCGGAAGTTTGGCGTGTTCTTTCAAAGTCATAGCCATCTCAATCTCCTAGGTCGTTACGACCGTTACATCTCCGACGTATCCTTTGGATACGAGATAATTCGGGGTCAACCCTGCATCCGTGGCATATGCGCCACCGACCGGGTTCCATCCCCACTGAATCATTCTACTACCACCCGCACCGTCATTACCGGGCGCGTAGTACGTCGTATCCGGTCTCGGGTTACGGATTGCCTGCGGGTCATCTACTGGGTACAGACCAAGCGACAACTGTGGCTGATCAGGCTCCCAACATTCTACGCAGACCAGAATATTGACGTTCTTGGTTTTGATGACAAGCGGCCTAAGATCCCTGAGCTTATAACGCCACCCGCAGCGGTCGCACTGCGAGATAGCATGTTTGCCACTTGCAAACCTATTAGGCATCAGTAGCCTCCCAAGAAGCTCTGACGCGGCACAAACCGCACCGCTGCCTTCTCCCGGTCTTCGCCCGCAGCTAAGTCCCAAGCCTCGTCGTACTGAGCCTTCAGCACCATCGTACGAGCATCAGCGCCGGGGATCTTCATCGAAAGCATATAGGCCAATCCCGCGACCATGCAGGGCAGGAAGCGGAACGGGATATCCTGACCGTTGGAGCCATTTCCAACATCGAACATACGACGGAGGCGGGTGTAGTACAGCGTGTAGGTCGTGCTGTTGTCGGGCTTCGGCCACACAGTAAACTGCGGGTAAACCACGCTACCCGCCGAATCCGTTGCACCCGTACGACGATTGATCCAGATCTGGATAGGACGCCCCGTCGCATTCTTGTTAGGAATAGCAACGTAAGTGCTAGACGAAATACGGCTGATGTTGATGTCGATCTGGTTTGTCCCCGTGCCCGTACGGATCACGTGGTCCAGAAGGTCAACCGTGTCAGCAGCAAGGTCGTACGTTCCGACGTTGTAAGTCAGGGTATGGGTGCCCTGCTCAAGCGTCCAGAGGTTGATACCCCGGTTAGCCCAGTCCATCAGAAGTAAGGACAGACTACGCTTTGCCGTACGCAGGTCATAACCGCTACGCAGTTCCGCACCGCAACGCTCGAAAGCCTCTTCTACGATGGTATTGAGGTCGAGGTTAAAGTCGGTAGTGGCTGTAGTCTTGTCGGCCATTACTTCTTGACCTTTGCTTTTTTAACGCTTGGCGGTTTTTGCGCTTTGACGGAAGGCTTCGGCTGTAGGGGCACCTTTTGAACCCACTCTACGCATTTTCTCCCCAGACCCCGCAGCGATCCGAGCACGTTTTTTATGAATGTTTTCATAGAGACCCCCGCCCTTAAAAGTCTTAATCCGCTTACCCGTGCCACCAACAGGCTTATCGTCCCCACGCCGCTTGGCACGGGGGATCTTGCTAGGAGCCATAGCACCCATACCACGCGACGGCATCATTAGACGAACTTCCCGCGAGTCTTGCCCTTGGTTACACAGCCATCAGCACGCTTGGAAGCAGAGGAGACAGAGCCGCCTTTCTTCATACCCGACACGCTACGCTTCTGCGCTTTTTCATACGCTTCGCGCATCTTGCGAGCCATCTCTTCCTGACGTGCCTGCTCAAGCGCCTCACGTTCTCTACGTGCTGCTGAAGCCTGCTCTGGCGAACGACGGGGCCCCTGCGGGCCTTTGGGCGTCTGGTTCATTAGCACTTACCGCCGTAAGCCATCTTGACCATCTTGCCCTTGGTCTTGCCCTTGCTGGCGATACCATCCGCGCCCTTGCGGAACACCGAACCGCCTTCCTTATAGCCCTTGACCATCGCACGGCCCATGGTGTCCGGCGTACGACGCTTCATAGCGCGGCCAGCCTTATCGGCCAGACCACCCTTACGCATCATGGCCTGCGTACCGCCAGCCGCGCCCATACCACTCACCGGGTTGGCAGCACCGCCACCAACAGGAGCAGAAGAACGCGGAGGGCTCGCCATCACTGCACGCTGAGCAGCACGCGGGTCGCCACCGGGCTTGTATCCCTGATAGTCCCTACCCAACTTCGTAGCAATACGCTGCCGAGAAGCCGCCCGCTGGGCATCGGTCATTTTGCTCATCATTTCGATTTACTCCTGAATTTACGGCCTTTGTCGGCCTTGTTGAATTCCTTCGCCACTTTAGTCGGGACTCCGACTTTCTTAGCAAAGGCTGGGTTATGGGCGGCAGCGGCCATGAGGTTACGCTGCGCTTTTGACTTACTGGGCACGATGCTGCTCCACTAATCTGTCGATCTTCTGCTCTAAACGATCCAGACGATCTAAAAGTATCTGAGAATCAGCGCGTACTTCAGCCCGTGTAACATGATCTCGCGCAACTTCTTCACGGGTCTTGTTGAGAAGAATCCCAAGTCTCTTGAGTTCTTCAAATTTGTCTTTCACGACAAACCCCAAGATACCCACGATTCCCGTAAGAACCATGTTCCAAATGACCATTTCCATCTCAACACTTCCATGCGCGAAGAGACTTGTTGATGCGGCTATTCGGATCATTGGCCGTCTTGGCACTCGTAAGTTTGCGCTTCATGCCAGACATACGGGCACAGAACGATTTCTTACGAGGACCGCCTTCAGGCTGCGGAGCCTTGAGACCCGGCTTACCGGGATTAGCGCGGTTATAGGAAGCCCGACCTTTGGCATTCAAGCCGCCAGCCGGGTTTTTCCCTTCTTTCCGCTGCCAAGCGGGTGACTTAGGCATAGAACACCATCACCGAGACCACGCTCGTCAGATCAACATAAATGTCGGTCTGGAAGAGCAATCCTTGATCAGGGATCAGGATGTAGTCTGGAGTCGAGGACGCAGCAAGGGTATTGACGGTCAGTTTGACCGAACCTGAAGCTCCGCCATCTCTAAACACCACACTGCCTGCCCCCGTGTCGGGGATGATGTAAATAGCCTTAACGCGGTTACGGCCAAGGGTATTACCCGCCTGATCAGCGAGGAGCCCGTCCGTCGTTCGCACCGCACTGGCTAAGACATCTGTTTGCATAGCCATTAGCGGCTCCTATTAAGCGATGGTTACGCCACGCGAAGCAAGGATCGCCCAACCAGCAGCGGTGTAGATCAACGTGACAGAATCGCCTGCCGCCGTGAACGTGATGGTCGCAAAGCCAAGCGGGGTGGTCGGGGTCAGCAGAGCCGAACCACCGTCAACCGTGTGGACAATGACCTTGAGTTCACCAACAACGCCATTGGCAAGCGTCAGAGCCTGCGCCACGCCAGACGTAGTGAGCGAGGTGAACGTGTTGGTAACGTCAACCGCACCAGCGCCCGAGAGGGACTGCGTGCTAAGGACGATATCCTTACCAAACGAAGAGTTGATCGTGACGGCACCCGTGGTGCTGTCGATAGTGACGGACTCAAAGCCGTTCTGTGAACGGACCGGCCCCGTAAACGTGGTGTTAGCCATTAAAAATACCTCACATGCGAGTAATAACGGTGCTTATCAGTCTGCATGTCGTCAGTCGGGCCTGTCTGATAAGCGATGTTTCCCGATAAAGACTATATACGCCTAGGTTTCCCAAAAGGGAAGGGGGGCCGAAGCCCCCCTCACCTAGTTCATCAGGACGCGCCCGGCGAACCGAAGATACCCAGCGGATCCGACCAGCCGAAGCTATAACGCTCACGGCTCTTGTAGCGGACGTTACCGGTATCGAAATCCCCGTCCATGCTGTTCGCAAGCGGGGTACGGACAAAGTGCTTCATGCCGTTCGGAACGTCGGTTCGGAGGAACCAGCCATTCGGATCAGTCAGGAAGTGGTTGACCGTGTAGCCTTCCGGAATCGAACCCATCGCCTTGATGGCGTTGATGTCGTTGTCAGCGGTCGCAACACGGAGTTCCGTGTCGAGGAGTCGCTTGGCGACGAACATCAGAGCCGGGGGGACGATGAGCTTGCGCGGCTTGGCAGCAATGAGCAGACCACGTTCGTCGGTCCAGCCCGCAATCTGAATCACCGCAGCCTCAAGCGAAGTCTCGTTGAGGTCCGAGGCGGTCAGACGGTTGCTGTTGGTGCCGCCCGAGACGAGCGGGTGGCTGGCATTGCAGAGCGACACGCCGTCGCCACCGGTATAGGTGGACGAGAACGCATTGTTCAGCACCGCAGCAGCCTTGACCTGCTTCGTGTACGCCATGGCGCGAGCAAGAGCCTTCGTATAAC